TAATCAATTTATAGCAAGTTCTAATTTATTATTAGGACCTGAGGCTATTAAACGACTCCAGAAAAAACAGAAAGATTTTGTTCACCATGAATTCTTTGAGCTTGACGATTTAGAAGTAAATTATCGAGATCTTAAATGGTCTTCTGATTTTAACATTTCCGATATAGAAAATGAAAGCAATTATTGGGCATTTTCAGTGGATCTTGCAGAAGGCAACGGCGGAGATTATTCAGTAATTAACATTTTCTCTGTACAGCCAATGGAATCTTCTGACATTAAAAAAATAAAATCGCCTGGAAGTTTCATGGAATTCTTTGGTCTTAAGCAGGTTGGAGTTTTTAGAAGCAATCAACACTCAATTGAAGATTTTAGTAAAATACTCTATACATTGTCAGTAGACATTTTTAATAACGAGAACGTAAAAATGGTCATTGAGTGGAACATGTTCGGCTCCGAGCTTATTAGAAGATTGCAAACTATATTCCCATCGAGAAACGATTTTGACGAAGAAATGGTGGTTAAATTTAAACACCGAAATGATGCAAGAACCTCAAGTTTTGGTTTAAGGTTAAAATCTGACAATAAGGCGATATTTTGCCAGAATTTTAAGAAATACATAAACATAGGCAGGTTAATGATAAGCAATAAGGAAACGATCGAAGAAAGCATTAGCTTTGGAAAGACTCCATCCGGAAACTATCAAGGCCAGCTAGGTAATGATGATCTGGTAATGTCCAGCATCAATGTCACAGAATTCTTTCATACTACGGATTTTTCGGATTTCGTAGAAGAGAAATTTGATCTATTAGACAAGAGCATTCAAGATGTAATGGATGATGCTCTTTCTAAATCAAAGGATGAAGGAAACCTCTATTTTGACATTTATGATCTGGTCTAATTACTTTTGAAAGTTCTTACTGTAACTAAGATATATAGAAAAAAATTTAAAAAATGGCATTGAGTCCTCAAATAGCAGCTTTCAGATCGGCTGGCGTTTACAGATTGGAATTTGATAAAAGCCAAACTGTATCAATCCCCGCCGAGCAACTGAGACTCGTCATCGGTTTCTCTAGAAAAGGACCTTTCAACACCCCCGTTTTTTGCCCTGATACTTCGTTTTTCAAGGCAGTTTTTGGCGACATCAACAGAGTCGACGAAAGAAAAGGCAGCTTCTTTCATAGAAGTGCTTTAGCGGCGCTTGAAAGGGGTCCTATCCTAGCATTAAACCTTTGGAGATTAAATAACGCAACAGACGGAACTGGAGATTATGATGAATCATATCTTTTCAGTACGAGTTCAACAGAAGCCAACCAAGGGTTGACTACTGATGCTCTGTATTCCGGCTACTTCAACCAGGATAAATTCTGGTTCCCGAGCACCGATTCGTTCCTTACGAATATCGGAGCAACAGAAAATGCACCTTTCAATGATCTTTTTAACTTGGTCAATCTCGGAAGTAAGCAAGTTACCGTATTGGTAAGAAAAGCTGCTCCTGAAAATGTCAAAGGATTTCAGGTCAAAGCACAAGATTGGTATGGTGCAGCGAACGTTCCTTCTTTCTTGAACCCAGAAAGTTTTATTTCTGATTTCATGGTAGATGTTCTTCTTTATCAAGGAAATTACGGTGCGGATGCAACGGCAACATATCCATACGAAAGATTCACATCGGATCCTACGTTTGCAAGATATTTTGACAAGCAAAGCGGATTAAAAAGAAAAGTTTCTGTAACTGATACTTCAGATACCTATGTAGAGCAATTCAACAACTTACCACAAGTAAGTCTAGTTGCACTTTATACAGGATGTTTGATACCTGGTTTTACAGATCTTAACGGTAACAATCTTTTCATTGAAGATTTGGTTAATGCAGATACTCCTTCTACTGGTTTATTCTGCGCAGTCAATAAAGCAATGTTTGATTTAGGTGAACTTATCGATGGCGTAGACAAAGGTGTTGATTTGATTGGACATGAACTTGAAAGAGTAAATCCAAAAACTATCGATTTCTTATCTTATCAAGCTACTATTGCAGCAGATCTAGATTATGCAGGAGATTCAACAGGTTTTAGAAGCGTAAGTCTTACTGGCGTAACTATAACACCTAACACCGACGGCAACTATGATCTTTTAGCATCAGCCACTTCTGCATCAGCAGCTTACAACGTTTTTAGAAACTTGAAAGCTAACTCAACAGGAACGGTAGGTGATTTCTTGATCAATGCTGATGGGGATTTAGCAATACCTGTAATCGACGTAACTGTAACTACTAGTTATACATTGGTAACGGTTTCTGGATCAGGTATTACACTTGCATCAGGAACTAACGATCCATTTGATGGACTTAGCACATTAAACTACGTTAAAGTAGCAGACATGAATTGGGTTTCTCAAAGAGACGATAATGGAAATACTGGTACTATTATTGCAGGTCCGGCTTCTCAACTCTATTCAGATATCGCTGATGGAGTTCTTACAGACGGTGACAAAGCAGTATTCGGTGCTACCATATCAGCTTCTCAAATTCTTTACTTGGATTTCAATCCATTGACATACGGATACTTAGTATATGATCTCACTGGAACTCCAACAAGAATTGCAATATCTGATAGCGATTATGATGTACCAACTTTCATCGTAAATGCATTTGCAGACGCAGCCTTTAACGACTTGATAACTACAGATGCAGATTTCGGTATCAATCAATCTGGAGAATATTTCTTCGATACTGTTGATGCAGCTTATGCTCAAGGTGTTCTTGGTATTCAATCATTCAAAGGATCTCTTAACAACACAGTTAACGTTCTTGAATATAGCGGTACACCTGGATCTAGTTTAGCAGCTAACGAAATTATCGTTTCTGCTGATGATACTGCTTATGTAGCTGTAGGAAAATATCTTCTACAGCATGTAGGTTCTTCTACCACACCGTCGAGACTTACATATATCAAAGAAGTAATTGGAATTTCTAATTACACTCCTGGTGTAGATGCTCTTAAAGTTGTATGCGAAGGTCCAATTCTTATTAGAACTATTGGTGGCATTGAAACTGCAGAAGCATACACTGCAATTACTGAATGGGTTGATTATTACAATATGTTTACTCTTGATGGTTTCGAACTTGGATCTTACAATCTTCCAAGTGGAACTAACGATCAGCAGAATAACATTCTTTATGACACTCTATCAGGTACTAAGCTCTTCCAGGCTTTAATCGATAAAGATAATATCTCTTACAGATATGTCGTTGACACATTTGCAAATGGTATTGAAGCAAACTCGAAAGCAATATTCTTTACTCTTGCAAAAGAGAGACAGAATGCCTTTGCTATCGTAAACGCTCCTTCGGTTGAAAACTTCAAAAAGAGTACAGATCCTAGTTTTGTAAATCTTCTAGGTCAATTTGATACTGCGTTTGTCGCAGATGGTGGTAATCTTAGTAAAAATCCAACGGTAAGATATACTCTTCCAGGTATAACTCAAGGTTCTAACTATGGAGCGTTCTATTCTCCTTTCTTAACAGTAAGAGAAAATGGAGCTAACATACAAGTTCCACCTGCAGGATACGTTTCTAACAACTACATTGACAAATATACAACTGCTTTACCGTGGTCTATCGTGGCAGGTAACAGAAGAGGTATTGTTGGTGGCAGAGGAGTAATTGGAGTTGAATACAACTACAGCAAATCTGATAGAGACGAAATCGAACCATTTGGCCTCAATCCAATCATCTTCCAAAACGGAACCGGATTAGTAATCTTCGCTAACAAAACAGCTCAACAAAATGTACAAAGTGCACTTTCAGCTGCTCACGTTAGAGAAGTAATGATCTACATCCAAGATGGTTTAGCAGCAATTTTGAAGAATTATCTTTTCGAATTTAACACTGCTCAAACAAGATTAGAGATCAAAACACTAGCTGATAATTTCATGGCAACTGTACAGGCTGAAAATGGAGTTTACAATTTCAGAAACGTTATGGATGAAACCAATAACCCTTCGGATGTCATCGAAAGAAACATAGGTATTCTAGATACATTTGTAGAACCAGTTAAAGGTATGGAAATCTTGGTAACAAGAACAACTATACTCAGACCTGGACAAATATCTAGCGGACAAGTCTAAATAAATTAAAAATCAGCCATCTCAGGGTGGCTGATTTTAAACTCTTTTTAGAGAGTAATAAATAGATTAGAAATTAACAAAAAAATATAGAAGATGCCTCTTCCACATTACACGCAAGCAAAAGCATCGATTCAAAAATTTGAACCGGTTTATCAAAACCTCTTTGAGGTGACGATATTGACGCCTTTGAATCAGGACTCCTCTTTGATTCTTCAACATGTGAAGAGCATAGGCGGATTAAACAACCTTAACCCCTCTGTAGAAGCTGTAGGTCAAAAATATAAGTTTGCTGATAGAAGCTATGCAGGTATGCCAGGTTCTACTTTTGCTGAATTAGCATTGGCTTTCACTGTAAACTTAAATGATGCAAACCAAGCCTACATGTACAAGTACATGAGAGATTGGTACAAACTCACCTATGATCCATTAACTGGTGAAATGGGAATCAAAGCTAATTATACAGGAACAATGATAGTTGTTCAGTACAATAGACGCGGAGATGTTTTCAGAAAAATCACCTTTAAAGATTGCTTCCCAACAGGTCA